ATTTAATAGTTCTCTTGTTCAAGGTTCTCAAGTATTCACTTCGCTAACTGTTTCAGTATCAGGAATTGAAACAATAGCTAGTTTCCAATATACTGTTGGGGCTAATCAATTACAAGTATACAAAAATGGTCAACCCTTAGTTCAAGGTACTGATTGGCAGGAAGTAGGTTCTTATGGTAGTTTATCAAATCAAATTTTATTCTTAACTAATATAGTATCTACTGATACTATTGCTGTCTTCTTAGTTAATAGAGCCTTTCTTTCTAGTGTATCAGGATCATTAGCTAATCCGTATAATATATATTTGCCACAAGCTCTTCAACCTAGTTATTATAGTCCAAATAATGTTTTAGCTACAACTAATTCATTTACTGGAACTTTTATAAAGTCTTCATCCTCGTTTACTGCTCCTGCTTCTGGAGCTGCTGTTATAACAGATATGGGAAATTATGTCTATCTACCATTTGCATTTACTCCAGGTCAAAATCAATTAACTGTTTCTCTTAATAATGGTACGAGTAATGTATCCTTAGTTCTAAATTCTGGATATATAGAATTAGAAACTGGTATGGGAATTGAAATACTTAGCTCAGTTGAACCCGGATATACAATTACTGTTTCTAAGTTTGGAGTTGATGCTTTAGTTAGATACACTGCATTCTCATTTGATTCTTATAGCAACAAATCCGTAAATCATAATTTACGATCTATTGTAACTACTAATCATAATCTACCATCTACTTATATTTCTACATTACCTTATAATACTGAATGGTCTTATAATCCTACTGCATTTTCATCTACTACTGTAGCTAATCCTACATTTACTCCTTTATTTGTAATAGCTGGACTTGGAAGAGGACAAGCTTATAACAATATTCAAGTAACACTAACACCTGTTGCTAATAATGCACCCTTATATACTCTAACAGTTTATACAGTGAATACACAATTCAATTTAGTAAATGCTGTTGAAACATTTACCGTATCCTTTAATCCTCAGAATATGGGATCAACTTCTTCTACCTTCATTGAAGATGTAGTTAATAGTAATTCTAACTATATTCAAGTATGGACTAATATACCGGTATTAGAAGCTTTAGCTACAGTTTTTGATCCTGTTGCTGATTGTTACTATTATAATACAAGTACACAATCCTTCCAATCAACACCCTACATTGCACAAACTAATGGTCAACTTCCTACAATTCTTGATAGAGTCTTAGCTTTATTTGCAACTATAAATTCAAATACAAATGGAGTAGCTGCAAATCAGCAATTAACATTAACGGGTGGTCATGAGGGTTGTTTCTGGTCATCAAGTGGAACTACTATAAATCAGACAGTTGTCAATAATATTCTAATCAATACATTAGAAGGTACTTACGATCCCGCTGTTCTAGATTCTTCATTAAATGACATTTCTTTAATGTACGATGCTAATTTTGATGCTCCAGTTAAGCAAGCTCTTATAACTGCAGCTCAAATTAGAGGTGATACATTTGTAACCCTTGATCTAGGATATGCTACAAATACTACAAATGCAGTATCTTTGAGAAATAGTACTTATAATTATAATAGTTATATTGCGGCTTTATATGCACCATTCTCCACTGTCTATTCAAACTTTGAAGGAAAAAATATTAATGTAGCTCCTTCTTATCATATGAGTTACATAACTCCATATTCTGATTCAGTAGGTCAAATATGGTTTGCAGATGCAGGTATTAATAGAGGTACTGCTAATGGAATTACTCATTTAGCATTTTCAGCAAATGCAGGGGATATGAATTTACTATATACTAATCAAATTAACCCTATTGTATATAGAAATCAAACATTCTTAGTATTCGGCCAACTGACTACACAAAGAGTTGCTTCTGCTTTACAAGATAAGAATATTGTAAGACTAATTCTATTCTTGAATAAAACTATTAGTCATGCTCTCTTTGCCTTCTTGTTTGAGCAGAACGATTCTATCACTTGGGGTAGAGCAGCAAATGTTGTAAAGGGTATTCTTGCTCAAGTTGCAGCACTTAGAGGCCTATATAGTTACGGGGTAACTGCATCCGCAACTGCTTACGAATTATCTTCAAAAACATTCCACGTAACTGTGACAATTCAACCTGAGAGAACAACTGAAAAGATTCTCTTACAATTTGTCGTATCCTAAAATTCATTCTAGACAAACTCATACCTCGTCTGCTCAAACTAGTAGACGAGGTTATTTTACATTACTTTATTAGGAGATAAAACTATGGGACTTGATTTAGATTCATTAAGTAATTTTTATACAGCAGCATCTGCCCCTGATCAATCTGTAAATCCATTCAGCTCCGCATTAGGTAGCTTTTCAGATCTAACAGGACAAGTTTCAAATGTGTTTGGCCTATTAGGTAATGCTAGTGACTTTGCTAGTGGTTTAACTGGTGGATTTAGTAATGCAAATCCTTCTGACTCTAAATATTCAAGTTCTCCGGGAAATGGTAGTACAGTAATAGCTTCAGCACTTTTACAAACGCCATTAGTTGATCCAGGAGTTCAATCTTATAATACTCTTGTAGAACCCGGAGTTAATGGCTATTTTTTAGTCTTCTTAGAAGTGTCTCCTAGTCTTAGGGCTAACCTATTACCCCAAAGTAATCTCTTAGATGATACTTGGATGATAATGGGGGCAGCTAAATCTGCTTCAATACCACAAGTTACATTAAACAAAATAGAATATAAAGGTTTTAATGATGTAAGGTTATTTACACCTACTACATTATCTTACGAAAATACTTTATCACTATCACTCTATGATACCTGGGATGGTAAAGTTTATGCTTATATTATTAGTTGGTTAGATTATGCTAATCCTCAAGGCTATACAAGAAGTCGTGTTCTTAATGGTCAACTTGCTAACATAAAAGGTAATTGTTTAATAGTCCAATATGATCCAACTTACAGTGCTGTAGTAAATGCAGTCTTATTCTTTGGTGTATTTCCGACATCTGGACCAACAATATCTCATAGTGTTGATACTAATGATTTAAGAGTATTCGACATACAATTTTCATTTGATAGAATGATATTTTCACCTGAACTACTAGCAAAAGTATCCACTTCTACAACATTTGGTCCACAAGGTAGTTTAGTATCTGTTATACACGGATTAAATGGAATTCAAAATAGTATGAATAACTCTGTAGTTCAATCTGTACCAAGTAACTCTATATCGGATTCCGATGAAGATTCTGATAACTTAGGTATGTCATTTGAGAATTTTGCACCGCCAGCCGCTATCTCTTTATATCAGTTAGAAAAACTTCAATTTGGTGTGCCGGGACCTAGTAGTTCAAGCAAGGGGATTACTCTTGGTGCAACTAATCCGCCTGCAGCTATCACTTTATTACAAATGGAAAACCCACAATTAACTTTATCGCCATAAAAGTTTCACCCTCTTTAGAGAACAATATTTAAATTGACTAATCGGAGGAAATAATATGGGATCGGCTTTTTCAAATTTAATTACTAGATCACCCCTAGATCCTACAGGTGCATATGAATGGGATTATCAGGTTAATGGATATTGGTTTATAAACTTTACATCACTACCCTCTATTCTATCTTCAACTAGTGTAAATACTCAAATTTTAGCACTGTGCACAGGATTGTCATTACCTGAGTTCACAATAGCTGCATCTCCAAGAGCGGGTATAGGTGGTATACATGTTAACGTACCAACAAATCAAACTCCACCCTCAACGATAACAATTAACTTCAATGATATAGTACCAAATGGTTCAACAACCACCACTCTTCAATATTTAACTCAATGGGCAAATAGTATTAGAAATATGTGGACTGGTACTGCTGATCCAACAAATGCACTAACACCTAATCAATATAAATGTACTGCTGTTTTTGTTGCTACTGATCCTACAATTACTATACCAATTCTAGCATTAAAATTCTTTGGATTATGGCCTATGCAAGCTCCTTGGACTAACTATAATGCAGAGGTAGGTACTAACGAGTTATTCGCATATGGTGTACAATTCTCTATAGATAGAGTAGTACCAATAGATGGTACAGATAGTGATGTTGCAAACTTATTAACAGCCGCCCAAACTTATGTTCAAGGTACTGCGGTTACAGTTCCTGCTACACTTCCGTAAGACTTTTATTTGTAACTTAAATTATGATGGGTGTACTTTATCACCCATCAATTATTCTAATATGAGGGGTTAAACTAGTGGGTCTAAATTCTTTTGTAGTTAATTATGATGAATTAACTAGTCTTTTAAATTCTCAACTCCAGTCTGCACTTGGGACTACTACTGACCCAGCTCAATTACAATTTCTTGGTGTTTATGTAAATATGCTTAGTTCTCTTGCAGAGAACGAACTCTTTTATTCCTCAATGTTGATGAATGAGTCCTTTCTATCTACGGCTATCTTACCTGATTCAATTCTTAGGCATGCATATTCATTAGGATATACTCCACAACATGCAATAGAAGCTAGTGGCAACATAACTTTATATATTCCTATTGATGAATTGCAATTACCCCAATTTCAAGTAGTCTTAGATTATCCTCAATTTACAACATCAACAGGAATTATATATACTAGTCCTTATATAATAACTTTAAATTATAATAGTAATCAATCAATTCGTAATTATACATTACAAACAAATTATCAGATTACAACTCAAGATGCTTTTATAACACAAGTTCTTGATCCTACTGGAAAACAGCGCACAGTTTATGCTTGCACATTGCCAGTTATTCAATCTCAATTAGCAACTGTTACTACCGTATTAACTCAACAAGATATAGCTCAAAATAATTTATCTACAATACCAATTAACTTAACTACGTATTTTTCTCCTAACTCATTACAAAATGGTCAGATAGGTACAATTCAGGTTTATGTCAATAATAGTCTTTACACTCAAGTCAATACTATTTTTGATATGAAACCTAATCAACAAGTTTATGTTATTGAACATACAAGTCCTACAACATTAAATGTTTTACTTGGTAATGGTTATTTTGGTAATATACAGTTAGTAGGTGAAACAGTCGTTACTATAATACCATTAACTTTAGGTGCACTTGGCAACGTTTTAGCAAATACATTATCATTATCTAATCCACTGCAAGATCAAATAACTGGAACTACATTAACTTCCTTTATAACTCATCCCGCTTTTACAAATGGCTCTTCTGCAGAATCTTATTCTCAAATACGAACTAATGCTATTAATTCATTAGCTCAAAATAATAGATTAGTAACTCAATCTGATTTTCAAGCATTAGCTTCTTCTAATTCAATTATAATAGATAGCAATGCTTTGGTTAAACAATCTGATTTATCAACAAATAATATATCGTTATTCATAGTACCTGAATTACAATTACCTACAGAGAATAGACCTTTATTATGTACTAGTGGAGTATTATCTATTCCTAAAAATAATGTATCAAATACAGATACAATTGTTGTAACTCAAGGTCAACCAATAACAGTCTTTTTATTTGATTATCCTAGTGATAGTCAAATAACTCCTGTAACATCAATACCTACATTTTATAATTGGTATCAATACTCTACTTGGTCATCTTATACAACATGGTATACGCCTTTACCCCAAAGTACTTATTATTCATATACTGGTATAAGTCCTTTTGAAATTCATATAATTCCAAATCCTCTATCTTATAAAATTTATTATCTAACTACAAATACAAC